TTGAGATTTTTGAAACTCAGATTCGAAATTATCATCACAAGGGAAGAAATCAAGAAAGTTTTCTTCAAATGCATTGTTAGAATCTGTAACTAAAGGAATAACAGTTTTAGCCTCTTCGGCTGTTTCTGCCTCAACAATATAAGTGTTGCCACCTTTGTTTTTCCAATATTCTGAAACACCATCCCAATCAGAATCATGTGATGCGTAGTTTTCACGAATTTGTGTTTCGATAACAAATTTACTCATATCTCTCTCCTTCATCATGATTCTAATATAGCACAGATCCCAAATCTGTCAAGTTTTTAGTCTAACCTAGACCCTGCATAAGCATTAAATCCGTATGACTTCATTACATTAGCATAAACTTGTGCGCCTTCTTCTTTGGCGTCTATATTCTGACCTGCATAATTTCCAGGATTCCACAACTGCCAGGCTTTACCTGTCCAGTCTTTCTTAAAACCAATAGATTCTAGCCCAGCCCTTTCAGCTTTACCTAGTTTAGTATTACCCTTATTTTTAGGATAAACAGTAACCCAAGCAAAACCACATGCAAACTGGTCTTGACCTTTTAAAACGTTATTGAAAAATGTATTAACAGCCGTAGTTGCTTTTGAACTGGCTTCTTGATGAACATCTGCGTATGTAGTCATAATCCCTCTCTTTCTTGATTATGTAACTACTATATCATGATTCTCGATTCTGTCAAGTTTTTGAGGTGTTTATTATGGTCTTGATTCAAGTATTTCGTCAATTAACCCATAATCTAGCGATTCTTTAGGATCCATGAAGTTATCTCTTTCCATATCTGCATGTAATTCTGCGTATTTTTTCGCTTTAGAGTTGTGTTTGACATAGATATTAATCAGACGTTCTTTAATCTTCATAATCTCTTTTACTTGTATTTCCATATCAGTTGCCTGACCACCTGCACCACCGCTAGGTTGGTGTATCATATGTCTTGCATTTGGCAACATATATCTTTTTCCAGGAGCACCAGATGTTGCTAAGAGAGAACCCATAGAACATGCTTGTCCTATAACCATAGTCGAAACATCTGGTTTGATAAATTGCATAGTATCGTAGATAGCCATGCCAGCCGTAACTGCACCTCCGGGTGAATTGATATAAAAATGAATATCTTTTGATGGATTTTCTGCCTCTAAAAATAAAAGTTGGGCACAAATTAAATCAGACTGGTAGTCGTTTACTTCACCAGTAAGAAATATAACTCTTTCTTTGAGCAAACGAGAGAAAATATCAAAACTACGTTCTCCATTTGCAGTTTGGTCAATCACCATTGGTACTAAATTAGGCATAATATTATTTATACTCCTTAATAATAGTAAAAGTATAGAGGATTTTGATATTATTGTCAAGTTAAAAGTTCGAAGTTTATAAGTTGATAAATACTCTTAATATACAGAGAGAATTAAAAATGGCAAGATTTGTAGGTTTTAGTACTAAAAATAAGTTGGCAATCAATCATACACTAACAGGAAAAGAGTTAGTTGTTGAAGATTTGATGAACAATATAATGACACGTAAAGGTGAAAGAGTAATGATGCCTACATATGGATCTATTATACATGAATTAGTATTTGAGCCATTGACTTCTGATATAAAACAAATTATAGAAGATGATTTGACAGAGATAATTAATGATGATCCAAGAGTTATATTGAAAAGTATAAATTTATCAGAGTCAGACCATTCAGTAACAGCGTCTATATCGGTAGATTTATTACCAGAAAAAGAACCAGTGACTTTAACGATAGACCTACAGAGAGAATAAAATGAGTCAAAATAGAATAGATAACTTATTTGCTAGTGAGACATGGAGTTCGGTATATACTGCCTTCACAAACGTTAGCTTGAAAGCATATGACTTTGACACTATACGTGAAAGTCTTCTTGCTTATGTACAACAAACATATCCAGAAAAATTTAATGATTTTATTGCAAGTTCTGAATTCATAGCAATTCTAGACCTTGTTGCATACCTAGGTCATTCTCTAGCATTTAGAAATGACATGAACACACGTGAAAACTTCTTAGATACTGCGGAACGCCGTTTAAGTATTTTACGTATGGCACAGACATTAGGTTATATAAAAACAAGACCAATCAATGCACGTGGTATGATGAAAATCACAAGTGTATCAACTACAGAAGATGTATCAGACAACGAAGGCAATTCTCTCGCTGGTGTTGTTGTTAACTGGAACGATTCTAATGATGTAGATTGGTATGAAAAATTTATTACAGTATTAAATTCATCTTTCGATAAAAATACAAAAATTCAAGACCCTAGTGCATCACTAACAATAGGTAATATAGAAAACTATCTATATGAAGTAAATGAAAATCAAACTTCAAAATCTTTAGCATATGCATTTAGTTCGAATATAGCAGGTGGAAACAGAAGACTAGAAGCAGTACGTACAGTTATTGAAAATGAAAAGATTATTGAAGGTGAACCTATAGGTGCTAGAAACTTTACAATATTAAACCGAAATGATAACCTAGGTCCAGCAAGTGATAGAACAGGTTTCTTTGTTACTGCAAAAGCAGGACAATTAAAAAGTGAAATATTTTCTTACTTAACAAAACTTTCAAATAGAGTAGAAATAATTGATGACGTTAATATTTCAAACTCAGATGTTTGGATTCAAAAATTTGATACATCATCAGGTGCATATGTATCATCAGTGTCAAAAGTTGATAACGATACCCGTGAAACTGCGATTTATAATTCATTAAGAACAGGAAGTGGTGACTTAGCAAGTATACATACTAATACTGATAACTCTATTGAAATTAGATATCCTGATGGTGTATTTGGTAATGCGGCTTTTGGTGATTATCGTGTTTGGTATAGAACATGCGATAATGAGAACTATACAATAAATTCAGGCGATATTGAAAATGCAAGTATTTCTATTCCATATATTGGTTCAGATGAAAAAGCATATAGATTAAATTTAACTTTAGCAAGTACACGTGACTTTGCTGAAAACTTTGCGGCTGAAACATTTACAAGTGTAAGAAGAATTGCACAAAAGGCTTACTACTCACAAGACAGAATGGTCAATGCACAAGACTATAATGTTTATCCATTAACTTTAGGTAATAATGTAATTGAAAAAATTAAATCAGTTAATACATCTTTTGCAGGTAACTCTCGTTACTTTGAAATGGACGATATAACAGGACATCATTCAGATTTAAGTATTACAGGAACAGACGGTTCAGTTTTTGTAGAAGATGAAGGTGGTTTACAACCAGACTATTCAGGTATATCTTTAGCTACACCAGTATATCCTAACTGGACAGATTCAATAAAGATTGCATTAAGTTTTAATAGAGACCATGGAAACGCATCAGACTTTATAAGAAATGAAGTTGTAAAAGCAATATCACACCCTGCATTAGTAACTCAATACTTTTATCAATATAAAGATGATCCAAGTGTTAATATTCCAGTATCATCAACTGGTGGTGCTTATACAAAAAGTCCTTTAAATAATTTACAGATTGAAACTACAAATCCTTTAGATGTTGAAGTTGGAGATTACATAAAAATAAAAGGACAATCAGATACGATTTATTATGCCAGAGTAGTACAAGTTGGTTCAAGTGATCCTGCTGAACTTATATTGGATAAAGTTATTACGGAAACAGGTGTTATTCAAACGATAACAAGAGACATTAGAAAGAAATTTACAGATGCAGAAATTACTGCAATTAAAACTGCTAAAATAGATGATGCAACGGTTGAGTCATTTACATTATTCTATGACTTAGTTGACGGCACGACTACTAAATGGGAATGGAAAATATGGGATGGCACAAGTGACATTACTGGTAAAATTCAAGTATTCTTAAAATACGATGCAGGAATGAGAACAAGTGAAGCCCAATATACTGCCCATGTAAAAGGTAAGAAGATTGTTTTTGAAAGTCTTGACCAAGTTAAGTTTTATTATGGCAATGAAGAAGTAGTTGTAGACAACGAAACTAACTTAGCTGAAAGAGACAAATTAGTAATCAATTATTATAATCCAGGTGATGCAACACCTACTACATCAAGTACAGTTGGTTCAGATGACATAACTATTGGTTATGCTCCAGTAAATACATATCTTGATGACGGTTCAGGTGGTGCTACATTCAAAGCAAAATTTAAATATACAGGCGCAGAAGATACTCTTGAATTTGTAGAAAATAATCCTGCACAAGTAGGAAGTCCTACATACAAGCATTACTTAGTTTCACCAGCTGGTTTAACTTATGAATTAGCGGCAAGCACAATAACTTCACCAGCTTCACCAGATAATATTATTGGTGCTACTCCTGATTATGAATTAGAATTTGCAGTACCAGATATATCACAATATGTATCTACACTAACAGATGTATCACTTAATAATACAGTAGCAGACTCTACAGAAATAAATATTTCACCAGACCAAATGCCTGTTGTAACAGAAACAGATGCGGCAAACGTATATTCGGCAGAGGCATCTTACAGTACAGTATCATTACAAAATTTAAGCAATACATATGGATTCAAAGGTATACCATCGTCAACTTATTTTGGTTCAGCACCTACATCAGGAAATTTCATGTGGATTGATGGTGATGAATTACCAACAGGCGAAACGTACACAACTGCAACAACAGGAATGACAGGTGTACAAACAGATTTCATTTCAGTATATGATTCAAATTCAAGTCAATGGAAATTTACATACCCTATTCAACCTTGGGGTGCTATTGAAAGTGCAGATAATATACAGAACGATGTTAGATTTAAACAGGTAGCTTATTCAGAAATATCGTTTAGTTCAACTGAAACTGTTACACAATCATCATTAATACTAAGAGACTCAAATGGTGTTATTCTTGATACAGACCATACTGAACTTACAAGTACTGCAGGATCAGGTGGTATTACTAATTATGTTATATACTTCTGGACAATGGATCCAGGTGAAGGTAGTCAAATTGATGTACTATCAGGAGATGGTAGTGCAACAACATCTTTAGGTACATTCTCAGTAAAAGTTGTTTCAACTGTGAACTTGATTAATTCAGTAGTAAGTACAACAACATCATATGATACTAAGAGTGCATATGTTTATGATGATTACATTATGAATACAGGGTATATTGATAACAAAAGAGTTAAAATATTACCAATGGATACAAATGACGATCCATATGGTATATTAGATATTTTTAAAACGAGTACGAATACATCTAAAATAATTATAGAAAATTATGTTGTAGACGGTGTTTACTATGATAGAGTATCAACAAAAGCAACGGCAGGTGCAAACATAGGTGGTGCAGATTATATGCCGTCAAATACTAAGCCAGAATATTCATTGTGGTTTAATACTGACAGTGATGCTAATGGTCAGAAATGGTATAGATATGTTGATGGTATATGGCGTGAGTTAAATGCCGCAGAATATAGTCAACCAGATCCAAATGATATTACTTGTATCTATTATGGTCCGGTAAAATATAAAGTTGTTGAAGGAAGAAGTTTTGTTGAAGATGAGTTTATGAGTTTTAGATGGGATCATTATGCAGACTTAGATAAAAGAATAGACCCTAGCACAAGTAACATTGTTGATGTTTATGCACTTACAAGTGATTACGTAAGACAAGTTAATAAATGGATTGCCAGTAAATTTACTACTGTTACTCCGACCCCTCCAAACAACTTTGAATTAAAATCGTTAATGAGTTCTATAGAACCAAAGGCGGCAATCGCAGACCACATTAGTTATATTCCAGTTAAGTTTAAATATCTATTTGGTTCATTTGCACAACCTGAAAACCAAGCAATATTTAAGGTTGTTAAAAAAGCTGGTACATCATATACAGAAAGCGAAATCAAAACCGCAGTATCGGCAAAAGTTAACGAATATTTTGCATTAGAAAATTGGGACTTTGGTGACACATTCTATTTCTCAGAGTTAGCATCATACTTGCATCAGCAACTAGGTGAGTATATTGCAAGTGTTGTCATAACACCTAAATTTTCAACAAGTGGTTTTACAGACTTGCTAAGTATTACTAGTGAACCAAATGAAATTTTCTTAAGTGTTACAACATCATCAGATGTGAAAATTATTTCGGCAATATCACAAACAGAATTACAAGGCGAGGAAGTAACAAACTATGTCTAAAATTTATGATTTTCTTCCAGGACATTTAAAAAATAGTGAACTAGAAACTATTTTCGAAACTACACTTGAACGTGTTTTCTCTAAAGGAGACATGGAGAAAGTTAGAGCATATGTTGGTAGAAAAGAAAAAGGCATAAATTCAGAAAAAGACATTTACTTAAACTTCCCACCTCATGCATACACACGTGAAAATTATGGTCTAGAACCTGTATACTCAAGTGACGACCAAAAAGTTTTTTATGAAGATTTATTAAATTCACTTTTTAATAAAGGTGCATTAACAAATGACCATAGAAGATTGTTTGATACAGACAAACAAACAATAAATTTACCTATCGATATAGATAAGTTTGTAAACTGGTCTATGTATTATTGGGTAAGTCCTGGATTTGTTAATGACGGTTCACTAGTAGAAAATGCTAACAAACATTATGTGACTATTGGTAGAGGTAGTACAGATTGGTGGAGTACAAAAAATGCTTGGTATCATTATGATGATATTAGAGATAAAATAACTGATGCCAACTTCAAACTTATTGAACAAGCAAAAAGACCTATTATAGAATTTGATAAAAGACTTGAATTATCTGATGATAGTCAGGCGTTAGCCGCAAATGCAGATTGGACTTTTCCAGAATTTAAAATTTATATACACGAAAATCCTAATGAACAATATTTAAAAAATGCAAAAATCTTTTCTTACACATTAGGAGATTCAACATTATATGAATCTGACATTGAACTTGGTTTTACTCCTTTAGTAAAATCAGGTGATTATACAAGTGAATATTGTTTTGAAACAGATATTCCTGATAACGCAAAATATAAATTTGTTGTAGCAGGTTCTAGTATAGAATTTCAAACAATTTATATTAAGACAGAATTTGATTACAGAAACTTTAGACAAGAGTTTGGTAGAGATGCAACCAATGTATTAACCTTAACACAGACCCCAAAAAATGACAATGCCATTGACGTTTATATTGACGGTATAAAACAAATTAATAATTATAGTGTTAATGGAAATGTTATTACATTTAATGTAAGTAGCAATCCAGAAGGTTTCGTATATGTTGACTATTGCACATTAGATCCTGTGTCAACTGACGGCGACACAGGGTTCCAAAGAATACATCATTCTTTAGAATACAATCCAGATAATACAACTTACAATAATACACAAATGCCTTACTCAACTTGGTATGAACATTTTGTAAGAATTATTGAAACAGTTCCGGGATTATCAGGAGAACCTAACGGTGTAAACAACTATAGAACTAGAGGTGATAATACTGATAAAGTTAGACACAATAATCAAGGAAGTGTATTAGTAACAAATAGCATAGATATAAGAGACGGATACTTTTCATTATCTAGAGAAGATTACGATCCTATTAGTGCATTTGAGTTTTTATCTACTGCATATCAAGGATATAAAAACAAACTAGTTACAACTATAATAGAAATTTTACAAACTGCTGGTTCTCAATCAAAAACAGATTTACAAGTTTTAGAGGAAGCAATTGGAATAATTGCCTTATCAAAAAGACAAAGTATTAGTATATTTGATAATTTATTTAAAATAAACTATGGTGAAATATTTTCAAATTATCAAGAAGAACAATTAACAGTTGTAGCAAATACAGATGAACAGTTTTTACCGAACAACATAAGTCAAATAGTTAATGACAGTGAATTAACTATTATAAAAAATAATGTTGTATTAAAACTTGGATTAGATTACACAATTCCTGAATCAGGTGATAGAGTAATATTTAATACTACACCATTGACAACTGACCTAATTATGTTCAGAAAATATGATAGTGTTAAAGAAGCATACATTCCACCAAGTGCAACTTTCTTAAATATAAATCCTGCTTACGTACCAGGAATAGTTATTGACAGAATGTATACAACTAGTCCTCCATCAGCGGTTATAGAATTTATACAAGGACATGACGGTTCGTTAACTCCTAAATTTGGCGACAGAACAGATGATATATTATTGATGTTTGAAACTTTAGTTTGGAATAGTTTAGAAAATAAAACATCAGAAGTTAAAAGATATGATTATGGTCCTTATCAACAAGCAACTACTGAATGGGAATTGTCTGAAAAGAATTATACAATGTATCCTTTCTTCAAGAAGTGGATGATTAGAAATAATATCGATAACTTACATAATAGTGCGTACAACCCAAATGATTGGACTACATGGAACTATAGAACTATAAATGCAGATTCTCCAGGACATTGGAGAGGATTATATATGTATGCTTATAATACAGATAACCCTCTTGAAGAACCTTGGAAAGTAGCGGGATTATCACAAGAACCTAGTGACTTTAAAACTAAGTATGGTGTTCAATTTAATACTGTCACATTTTGGAATAACTTATTTGCGGCGTATAATATAACAGGAACACCTGTTCCAGTAGATGCAAATGGTGACTTAAAAGAACCTAACGCATTATTCTTTAATAATAGTATTACAAATGCTGAAATAGTATTAATGAAAGAAGATTGGGAATTCGGAGATGGCTCTCCAGCAGAGATGGCATGGAGACGTTCAAGTGAATATCCTTTTATTGAATTTATTTTAATGATGTTAACTAAACCATTTAAAGTTTTCTATGATTATAAAACAGAAGTAGCACAAGCTATAACAATTTATAATTCAAGAGAAGGCTTTGATACTACAAGTATATTACAAGAAAAAGATTTATACGAATTCAAACTAGGATCTAAACTAGGTGGTTTTGTTAACAACTTTAGATTATTAGCAGAAAATACTTCTCTTAATAATAGCCGATATACAGATATACCTAAAGATAATTTTGATTTAGTTATTCATTCAGGAGAACCAAATAGAAGTGAATTTTTTAGTGCGATAATAGTTGAAAAAGTTTCATTAGATGAATCATATCCTAGCTATCAATTAAGTGAAACACCTAACTATTTACAAGGTGACATTGTTTTAAACACAAACGATGGAAAATATTATAGAAGAAAAAATACAGGTCAAAGTACTGCGGAAGCATCAGGTAATATTACTTTCGATTATGGTTCATGGACAATGATATCACAACCTAAAACAAGAAAATACGGTTATAGAATTCAAGGTTATGATGATTTTAATCCTACATTCTTTGCAATGGAATGGGACAAAGCAAGTGGCGAAAAAGCATTTAGTACAAAAGGTGATAGATTAAATCTCAACGAATGGCAGAAAGGTGCGTTCTATCGTGTAAATTCTTATATGAAATATGAAGGACAACCTTATGTTTGTTTAAGAGAACATACATCATCTACTTTACTTGACACAAATATTGAAGACTGGAAACAATTAGTAGAATGGCCTAGAACAAATATTAAAACTGCATATGGTTATAACAAATTCTTACCTGACCAAATTAAAAACTTTAACTATGGAATGATTTTAGAAAACATTGATGACGTTGCACATTTAATGTTAGGTTATCAAAAGTATCTAGAATACATTGGTTGGGGCTTCACAGATATTGATGAAGAAGGCAACACAATAGATTATGAACAATTATTATATAAATTTTTAGAATGGTGTTCAGAAGAACATGGCCCTGGAGAATTTATAACGTTGTCTCCAATGTTAGTAACAGGTAGCTTTACTGCACCATATGGTGTTGCATCAGTAAGAAAAGAAACACATAAAAACTTTTATCGTGTTGTGGACTCAGCAGGAAGACTTATACCTAGCAGTGAAATTAACTTTACTACAAATGGCAAAACAATAAACTTTAAAAGTAATACACCAGTATTCGGAATGAAGATTGATGTTAAAGATGTAGAACATGCTTTTGTTGTCGATAAAGTTGATAGCTTTGGTGATGTAATATATGATCCTTTCTTACACAATAGAAATTTAAGAATGCAAATTGATTGCAATAGAAGTAGAAATTGGGACGGAACTCTGAGTGTAGATGGATTTATCCCATTTAATAATGAATTACTTCCTAACTTTGAAACGTTAACAAGCGACTCAAAATATTTTAGAGATACACTTGTGGATCAAAATTTAGAAATAGTTAATAAACTAAAAGCAAGTCAAATAGGTTACACTAAAAAAGATTATTTAAGAAATCATGGCATTGAAAGAGAATCACAATTAGAATTTTATAAAGGATTCTTATCACACAAAGGAACAAATTCTTCTATCAATAGAATTGTTAATAATAATGGAAACTTTAAAGATATAGAGCATCATAATATATGGGCATTCAAACGTGCAGAGTATGGTAAACTAAACACAGGTTATAAAGTATCACAAGCAATTAATACAAGCGATATGACAAGTGATCCACATGTTGTACAGTTTGATGGTATTATAAATTCACTTGTATACAGACCAGTAACAAAAGCATATCCTATAAAAACTACAGGCTATGTTGATGGCAAAGATGTTACATATACAGTACAAACAGAATATGATTTACAAACTCTAAGCACTAACACATTAAGTGAAGGTGAAACTGCATGGATTCAATTTGATCCTGTTAGAGAATGGGACGTTAGAAGACTAAGTGAAGTTGCAGAAATTGGTTACGTTGGTGAAACAAATGATAATCAACTATATGTAGGGTTAACAAATCAAATAAACACTACAGATAGTGTATACTTAAAAATTAAAAATACAGATATTGAACCAGAGATTGCAGATTACTACTATCTTGTTGAAAATGGAACAAGAGAAGTTGATGGTGCAACAATTTATGAATATCTAGTTTTTGAACTTAACTATGAACCACTAATTGTTGAAATCGATAGTTCTACTACAGACAGTTTGTTTGTTCCAACAGGAAGTGAAAGTGCAGTTGAGGCAGTAGGCACAGTAAGTTTCCCAGATTTTTCATCAGGAGATGCATTAGTTATTGACGGTGAACAGTTTACATATACACCAGGAGCAGGCGGCGGTACAACGGGAATTGCATTAGGTGGTGCAACTGCTACAGTTGATCCTGTTGTTAGTGAAGGCGAACAAGGTAGACTCGTAATATACGACAGTAATGGATTTATTGCAAATGCAAATACATTAATAACTTTTGATGGAACTTCTGCAACAGGAACTAACGGAGTTACTGCACAAAATGGTGACCAGTTTACAATCAATGGTGAAACAGTTACAGTTGAATTTAGTTCTACACAAAGCATTGAAGCAGTATCAACTACAACTACATCTGATAACCTTACAACAGGCGGAACATTAATATTTGATAGTACAGGAGAGTCTCAAGAGACCGTGACTGTACAAGATGTACAGTTTGTAGGTAGCATTGCAGATCCTACATTAAGTGCAACAAAATCATTATCAGTAAATGGTACACTTATTACATTTAACGTTGGTGCATCACCAATGACAACAACTGAAATTATTAATACTATCAATTCATCAAGTGCGCCTATCACTGCATCACAAGATACATCTAACTTTTTAGTTATAGACTCATCGGAAAGTCTAATAACTTTATCAGGTTCAATACTAGTGGACTTGGGTTTAATAACAAGCGGTTCATCAATTAGCGA